TTGGACCATAACTCTTGAGAGTGGGATCATTGAATGATTTGTTCATCTTGATGGCTGTCGCGATTCTTGGATGAGTAGATTCTGTCATCTCCACCGGGGGATACTCGCTGCCATGATGGACGAAATACTGAGTCAGGTAATCTTCCTTAAGGCTGTATAAGGTCCAACGAACAGCTGAAAGGTTGATGTCCTTTGGTCGGTTTACTCTTCCATGTAGTTTCTTGATGCCTTCTTTGACGGATCCTAAAGGATGACCTGTGATCTTTGACAAACAAGACAACTCAGAGATAAATGGGGAAGATCTCGATTCTACCAGCTGATATACGATCTCTTCTTCTTCTCCGATCTCATACCCACACGATTCATACTCGTCCTTGAGGTCTTCTTTGAGGAAATCTCGGAACTCATTGTTCTCCCAGTTATCATGTCTAGAAATGAGCTCTCCGATAACCATAGCCTCCAGTTGTCCTGCGAAGGTAAAGTACACAGATGGCCTCTTGATGTGGATTTTCAATAACTGTCTGATGAATTCCACAGTGTCCTCTAAAGCTGTTTCTTCAATGTAGCTTCCCTGCACAAATTGGCAAAGGGTTAGGACAGAGAGCATATCCGATATCTTGTTGCTCACTTCTTGGATTGCTAGAGCAGGAAGAATGTAGCTCTTTTGCTCGATGTTCACAAAACAGATGTTCCGTGACCACACAAGCGTCATGCCCATGGAATCAATTTCGGTTCTGTTTTTGTTCTTAGCCACGATATCCTCAACTTCTTTCATCTTTTGGTCTGGATCCCGGATATTCCCTGGAACATAACCCAATGGAAGTCTTTCAACTATTTGCTCCATGATTAGATAGGATTGGATCAATCTCATGATCACAGGATTAGTAGCATTGCAGACATGATCTAATTTAGTCAACATGTTATCGAGATGAGCTCTCAGATACCCTAGAGCAGAGGATATGTTGTATTTGTATTGGATCTCGAGGTTCATCTTTATCAATCTCCAAATCCTCTTGTAAGTCTTCTGGTCTGGGATTTTCATCCAAGAAGGATGAGATACGTCTCTGATTATGAATCCTTGAAGGACTCGAGCCACTCCTGAGCTACACGCTTGAGAATTGATTGACGCATCAAATCCGATCTGTTTTATGATGAGCTCATAATCAGGATCAATATCGTTTCCGAGCAATAACCCTTTTCTTCTGCTCTGAGCATAGTTCTTGAAATGTTGGACATCCTCTTGCTTTAGTGCCAAATCAAGCTTCCGAGACAATTTGAAACGCTCCAGTATAGGAACTTTTAAGTCCCTAGACTGATGAAAC